GTGCTCATGACTGCTCTCCAGCGGCCTCGGCCAACACCGCACGCACGGGCGCCCAGTCGAAGCACTCGCCGCCCAGCGCGTCGTACACGCGCTGCAGCTCAGCCAGCAGTTGCGGTGCGATTGCGAACAGCCGTGCATGGCGCTTGGCCCGTCTTTCATGTCCAACCATGCTTGGCCTGTGCTGCACCGTGGCGATATGGATCATCTTGGCGCCCGCACCCTGAACGATGTGCGTGCACGCGCGGCCCTCCACCAGGCTCAGATCTACAGAAATGGCATTCATGCGGCACCTCCAGCGGCAGCCGGCGCCTCAGGCTTGGCCTTCGGCCGGCCCTTGCCCTTGGGCTTGGCCTGCTCACGCTCCCACTCACGCAGGGCGCGCTCGTAGTCGTGCACCTGCGTCAGCTCGGCGCAGGCCTTGGCGGCCTCGACCACCTCCTGCTTGGTGAGGTAGCTGTGCGGCGTGGGCACCATGTCCTCGCCCGGCCGCGCAGAGGCGTAGTAGCGCAGTTCGCCGGTCAGTTGCACGGCCAGGGCCGACAGCTGGGCGACAGCCAGGCGCAGGGTGGCATCGGCCCACTCGTGCGCAGCATCGGTACCCACCAGGGCCTGCAGGTCAGAGGCCAGCCCGTGGAACCCATCCAGCGCCAGGCTGGCCTTCTTGCCCAGCGCCACGATTTCGGCGCGCAGATCAGCCACCACCAGGGGCACACCGTCCTGCCGGTCAGGCACACCGCGCTTGACCTGCTTGCGCAGGCCCTCGGCCTCGGCCTCGGCGGTGTCGCGCTGCACCGTCAGGTCGGTGGTGGCCGCCTCCAGGTCGCGGATGCGCTCGCGCATGGCACGCACGCTCAGCAGGTCGACGTTGATCTCTTCATCGTCGAGCACCGCTTCCACCACCGCCGAGCTGGCGTTGGCCAGCAGCACCACCTTGCTCTTGTGCATGGCCAGCACGCGGTCGCGCTCGTCGCTGCTCAGGCGCGCCACCAAGGCGGCGCCGCGCATCAGTTCGGACGCCCGCTGCTTGGCCATGCCGCGCTCTTCCAGCACGGCGGCGAACGCCTCGGCGCCAACGTCGGCGCGCACGCTCAGCAGCAGCAGACCGGCCTCAACCATGTGGCGCGTGGCCATGTTGTAGGCCTGGATCGCACGCTCAGTCCGGACGTCCGGACTGGCCATCAGGTCCAGCTGCAGCGCGGTGGCCAGGTTGACCTCGGCCTCGCTGAATCCCTCAGTCCGGACGTCCGGACTGGCGACCACAGCGGTGCTCTTGGTCGGCGGGTTGGCGTCGGCCACGGCGGGAGACTTCTTCGAGTTCGTCGCCATGGTCAACCCCGCTTCATGCCGAGGTCGACGGCGATGCGGTGGCCCAGGCCGTAGGTGGCCCGGTTGATGCCGCGCACCACGTTGCTCACCGTGCCGTAGGGGTAGCCGGCCTGGCTGGCCCACTCCTTCAGCGTGAGCTGGTAACGCTCACGCAGACGACTTTTCACCTCTTCAGACGTGAGCGGAGCACCTGTCGTCTTGAGCACGATCTTGGTACCTTGACGCGTTGATGTCGCTGAGTTCTTCATAAGCATCGATCTCCGATCCGCGTTAGCTACGATTCGGACTCAATCATAGCGACACAAATGGAGAGCCGCAAGACTTCATTGATGCAGATGAGTCTTCGATGCGATTCAGGCGAATCGATCCACTCGGCGCTGGATTCCAGCCGTGCCATCACCGGCCGCACAATCGCAACGATTCGCAGCGTCTAGGCTGCGCGATGAGCCGGAACGTCATGCCCTCCTACGACCCCAGCCCCACCGATCTCGACCTCATGGAGGTGGCTGCGCGCCTGCGCGCGATGCTGGCTGAGCTATCGCTGGACGCCACGCAGTTCTGTGAGCGCACCCATGTGCCCTACAGCACCATGCGCACATACCTGTCGGGGAAGCGCCCGCCTAGCCCTGAACTGCTGGCGGCTGCGGCACGCGTCTATAAGGTGTCAGCAAGTTGGTTGCTGACCGGCTTAGGGTCGATGTACGACGGAGGCGCTACAGGTGGAGCGCTCACAACGGGCGCTATGGCAGGCGTTGCCTACCATGTGGCCGAGTCCACAGCGCCCTGGCGAACTGCAGACCCTGCACAGGTTTACACCCACCAATCACGGGGTGACGTGACGTCCTACGGTGGCCCAGGGGATACGCCGGCTGCTTTAATCCCAGCGCTGGGCACCGAAGCGGTTCGACCCCTGGTGCTTTCGGTGCCGTTGGGAAAATGGGGCGGACCTGAATCCAGAATTGAGTATCAGGTGATTCCTCGACGCGCGAAGCCTGCGGCTGCAGGCTCCATCACCGGCCCTGGGCCGGGTTCATCAGACGTGATTGACCTCGCAGGCGACATCGCCTTCACGTTCGATTGGCTACGCAACAACATGGGTCAGACGGTCGGGCAGCTCAGCCTGGTCCAGGTCGATGGCACCAGCATGGCGCCCACGCTGGCCAACGGCGAGACCATCATGATCGATGAGGGAATCAATGCCGTCAGCGCCGACGACATCTACGTGCTTGACCTTTACGGCCGCCGCCTAGTCAAGCGCGTGCAGCAGCTGTATGACGGCACGCTAATTCTGATCAGCGACAACCCCGCCTATGAGCGAGAAACCATCCCCCGCGATGTCGCACGCGATGTGCGCGTCGTTGGGCGCATGGTCTGGCCGCGGATCAGGTGACCGGGCATGCGCGTTCGTCCCGCTGAAGCAATTCTGGCCGCGGTGGCCTTCGCTGCTGTTGGCATCGCGGTTGGCGTCTTGCTGGTCGACCGGAAGGCATCGAATGAGTCCATGGCCGTCCAGTCCACCGCAGGCGCACGTTCTCCGGCGGAAGCCGTGCAGGCAATGACCCTGAACAGGTCGATGGCGCAACTGATAGACGATTTCAACAGCCGTATCGCCAGCATTGATCGACGCATGCTGTTGCCACCAGCCAGTGCATTCGAAGAACTGGTCGACTCGCAACACCATCGCGCATTGAGGCATCTCTTGCCTGATGGCATTGCGGTCATATTTGAGGTCGACAAGGCCGCTGCAGAGGCCTTTTCCATGAATGCATCTATGCCTGCTGGCCCCGAGGCCGCTGACAACGTTCGGTGGTTGTTGGCCGTTGCTGCCGTGGGCGACACGGTCCTGGGGCAGTCTGCGGGCGGCGCAAGCGAGATGGTCAGGCTTTGCTCTGGGGCTGTGCGGGAGCGCCAGCTGCAGGTGGCTCAGATCACCGGAAAGCAGCTCTATTGCGAGATCATCTCCGGTGTTTGGATGGCCGGAATCACCACCAGGCCGAAGCGGCCTACTAGGGAGAATCTGTGAATTGCTTTACCTACACGCGCGGCGCCTGGTCAGATGGCATGGCATTGCCTCAAATTGGAGAAAACGAACAACACACCGAGTATCTGGAACGCGTCGGCTTCAGCCCGATGCCCCACAGGCTCGGGGTGGAGTTTGGCAGCGAGATCCAGTTGTTTGAGGCAGAGAGGGGATCGAGCTACTTTGCGGTGGTGCAGCCTATGGCCAATGCCACCTATGACGTTCATATCCCTGACTTCCCAAGCCTCATGTTGTTCTTGAAGGACTTTGCGGCAGCTTTCGGCACGCTTGATGTGCAAAGCCAACTGCAAGACCTGAACGATGGCATGCGAAAGCTCTTTCATGCCTACCACGGGCACAGCCTGGATCAAATGTGCAAACAGTGCGATCCCGATGGATACCAAAAGGCGCAGGACGCCCAGACACGCTTTGCAAATTCCGGAAGGCCAGGCCCAAGAGCTGGCGTCTTTGAGTAGCCTCAGAAGCTTTGGTTGCGAGCCAACATGACCATTGATACAGCACCACCACCGCCACCACCGCCGCCACCGCCACCACCGCCGCCACCGCCGCCGTCGCCGCCGTCGCCGCCATCACCCACGCATGACATCAGAGAATCGGTGGAGCCGCTGTCGGGCAACGTTTCGTTGACCGTGCCCATTCCTCCGGCACCGCCCGCACCAAAGCGATAAGCGCAACGTTGCGCCTTACTGCCCTGCCAAGAGCAACAGCAACGGATTCATCATGGCTACCAACAAGCCGGCACCGGCACCAGCGCCAGCGCCACAGCAACCGACACGGACACCAGGGCCAGCGCCGCAGCCCAAGAACAGGGAGTACTCTGATCCTGGCCGGGGCGACGTGTCGTTCACCGTTCCCATCCCGCCTGCGCCACCATCGCCTAAGCGATAGAGTCGGGGCATGGACCAAGAGCAAGCAGACGCCCTCTGGCAACGCCGCCACGCGCTGCTGTTCAACATCGCGGTGTCCAACAACTACCACCGCAAGCGCCAGCGCTTCTTTGACCTGTTGGACAAGGGAACCAAGGCCGCCACGGTGCTGGTGGGTGCCTCGCTGATGGGCGAGGCGGTCAAGCGCAACCTTCCGCTGGCCGCTGCCACTGTGTCAGGCCTGGGGCTCCTGTCGCTGGTGTTCGGCTATGGCGACCGCAAGCAGGCGCACAAGGAGCTGGCCGAGGCCTTCATGCAGCTGCAGGCGCAGATTGACCTGGTCGGCCCGGCGGTCTACACCGAGGCCCAGCTCTGCACCTGGGAGGCTGATCTGGTTCGGATCACGGCCAAGGAGCCGCCAAACCTTCGCGCCCTGGTCACCATCTGCCAGAACGAACAGGCCGTGGCCTTGGGCCACCCTGGTGTGGTGCACCGTCTGGCCTGGCACAAGCGCATGCTGGCCAACTGGATCAGCTTCGACGGGCTGTAGCACGGCCCGCTTTCGCCCCTCGCGCGCACGCGTAGTCGCGACCCTGTGAAGCGTTTCACCAAGACCTGCCGCCCCTGACTCAGCAGACTGGGTGCTGTCGTTGTACAGCACCGTCTGCAGGAGTCAGCCATGTCCGTTCCCGCCCCGCATCCGCCCGCGCCACGCATGTGGTCCTGGGCGCTGGCCACCGCCGTGCTGGTGTTGCTCACCATCTTCACGCAGCAGGCCGACCCGGGCAGCGTTCTGGCCGTCACCCTGTACAAGGCCCACCTCATGTCGCTGGGCGGCTGGGGCGGCTACTGGCTGGATCGGGCGCTTTTCCCCTACGACCGGCCGCACCTGTACGTCGAGCCCGATGACGACCAGGTCTTCGACGATGCCGAGGCCGATGACCCCGCGCTTGCCCAACTGGCGGTGGCCACCAACGGGTTCCACCTGGCCATGCTGCGGCGTGCCGTGGTGGTGGCGGCCTGCCTGGTGTGCGTGGGCCTGGGCGCCTGACCATGCACCACCGTTCGGTGCTCAAGCGCGCCGCCCGCGTGGTGCTGGTGCTGCAGGCTGCGGTGTTGGGCCTGGTGGCGGTGCTGCTGTGGTTGCCGGCCGGCAGCCAGGCGCAGAGCGCTGATGCACAGCGCTACCGCGGCTCACTCAAGCGCGAGGCGCAGCGCGTGTGGGGCATCGGCGCACCAGTGGGCACCCTGGCGGCCCAGGTGCAGCAAGAGAGCCGCTGGCACCCCAACGCGCGCAGCCCAGTCGGAGCGGAGGGCCTGGCGCAGTTCATGCCCAGCACCGCACGCTGGATGGGCAACATCGATCCCGAGTTGGTCGGCGCAGCATCGCTCAACCCCACCTGGTCATTGCGCGCCCTGGTGGTGTACGACCATTGGCTGCATCAGCGCATCGGCCTGGCCGCCAACAACTGCGAGCGCTGGGCCTTCACGCTCAGTGCCTACAACGGCGGTCTGGGCTGGGTGTTCAGGCGCCAGCAGGCTGCTCGCCAGGCGGGCAAGGATGCGGGCTTGTGCCTGGCCGCCACCTGCACCCTCAACCCCGGCATCAGCCCGGCGGCCCAGCGCGAGAACGAGCACTATCCGCGCGCCATCCTGGACGCCGAGGACGCATGGTGGCGCTGGGGGCCAGGGGTGTGCCCATGAGCCGCCGCCCGGACCGCACCAGCGCTGACCGCGCCGATGCCGCTGCCGCCGTGCGCCCCGGGCGCCAATCGGGCAGCACCTGGTGCGAGACCTGTGGCGAGCGCATTCCGCCCGATGAACCGCCCGCCCTTGGCGCGGCAGAGCCGCGCTGCGCCGCGTGCCGCCTGGCCATGGGCATCGACCTGCAGTCCTACCTCTCCCACCACTCCAAGCTGAGGCCCACACCGTGAGCAGCACCGCCGATCAAACGTCCATCAACACGGCCGCCCTGGTGGAGCTGGCTGAGGTGAAGGGCCAGCTGGGCGTCATCGTGCAGATGATCCAGCACAACCACGAGGCCACGCACCAGCGCATCGAAGACTTGCGCCACACGGTCGAGAGCCGCTTCAAGGGCGTGGACGACCGCATCGGCGCGCTCGAGCGCAATGAGCGCGACACCGCGCTGCGCACCGCGGGCGTGGGTGCGCTGTCGGGCGTGATGGGCAGCGGCCTGCTGCAGGCCCTGCTGGTGCTGCTGAAGCGCGGCGGCGCCTGATCCACCCGAGATCCGCTCTTGGCCTACGACACCGCCACCCGCAAGAAGGTCCGCGCCGCCTACGTGCAGGGCCTGGCGCTCAAGGCCGCCGCCGACAAGGTGGGCGTGCCGTACAACACCGCGCGCAACTGGAAGCGGCAGGACGGCGAGGCCGGCGACGACTGGGACATCGCCCGCAATGCCCGCCGCATGACCAAGAGCGGCGTGGAGGAGATGGCCAACCAGGTGCTGGGCGAGTTGGCCGAACAGTTCGTGGCCACGCTGGATGCGCTGAAAAATGACACCACGCTCAAGGCCGAGGCCCGTGCCCGCATCATGGTGCAGCTGATGGATGGCTACAACAAGGCCATCGCCGCCGCCACGCGCGCCATGCCCAACGCCAACCGCCTGGCGGTGGCCATGGACGTGATCAAGCACCTCACCGACCTGTTCGCCGCGCGCTTCCCCAAGCTGCGCCCGCAGTTCGTGGCCGCCATCGAACAGCTGGGCGACGAACTGCTGCGCGAGTTCGGCACCGGCGCGTGAGGGCAACATGACCCGTCGCAAGCAGCTGCGCGACAAGGACTTCCTGGCCGAGCTGAAGGCCTATTCAGACGCCCAACGAGCGCTGATCGAAGCCGAATGCGAAGGCTTTGCCACCGACCATGCCGCGCGAGACGTGCGCGCCACGCGGGCACGCAACGACTTCCGATTCTTCGCCCACACCTACTTCCCGCACTACGTGAAAGGCAGCGAGAGCGCCTTTCACACCTGGTACTACGACAACGTTCCCAGGGCACTGGATGCGACCGAGGGCAAGCTGGTGAACATCAGCGCGCCTCGGGGCGAGGCCAAATCCACGCTGGGCACCCAGCTCACGGCACTGTGGTGCGTGATCACCGGCCGCAAGCACTTCATGCCCATCGTGATGGACAGCTTCGACCAGGCCGTCACCATGCTGGAAGCGGTCAAGACCGAACTGACGGACAACCCGCGGCTGGCGATGGACTTTCCCGACACCACGGGTGCCGGGCGGGTGTGGCAGGCCGGCGTGATCCTCACGGCCAACAACCGTAAGCTGCAGGCGTTCGGCAGCGGCAAGCGCATGCGGGGCCTGCGTCACGGTCCGCACCGTCCGGACTTGGTGTTCCTCGACGACATCGAGAACGACGAGAACGTGCGCTCCAAGGCCCAACGCGACAAGCTGCAGGGATGGGTCAGCAAGACGGTGCTCAACCTCGGTCCGCCCGATGGCAGCATGGATGTGCTGTACCTGAACACCATCCTGCACTTCGACTCGGTGGCCAACCGGTACCACAAGCAGTCGCGGTGGGTGCGGCGCAAGTTCAAGGCCATCATCCTCTGGCCTGACCGCATGGACCTGTGGGAACGCTGGGAAGAGCTGCTGCTCAATGAGCAGGTCGACGACGGCGCGGGCGGCAGTGACCTCAGTGCCGATGGCCTGGAGGCCGGCCCCAGCGCCGCCCAGGCGTTCTACCTGGCCAACCAGGTCGAGATGGAGGCCGGCGCGGTGGTGAGCTGGCCCGCCATGCGCCCGCTGCTCAAGCTGATGACGATCCGCGCCGAGGATCATCACGCCTTCGACTGCGAGTACCAGAACGACCCCACCAACGACGAGCACAGCTTCTTCACCCACATGCAGTTCTGGGTGCAGCCGTGCCGTGACTGGGTGTTCTACGGCTCGCACGATCCCAGCCTGGGCAAGAACAACGCGGGCCGCGACCCGAGTGCCTGCTTGGTGGGCGGCTTCGATCGCAACCACGGCAAGCTCAGCGTGGTGGAGGCCGTGGTGGCCCGGATGGTGCCCGATCGTCAGATCAGCCGGATCATCGAATTCCAGCGCGCCTACCACTGCCTGGTGTGGGGCATCGAGTCGGTCCAGTTTCAGGAGTTCTTCCGCCAGCAGCTGGTGAAGGAGTCGGCCAAGGCAGGCGTGCCGGTGCCGGCCGTGGGCCTGGTGCCGCATTCCGACAAGGCGCTGCGCATCGAATCGCTGAGCCCTCACGTCAACAACGGGTTGATCCTGTTCAGCCAGGCGCACACCGTGCTGAACACCCAGGTGCGCCACTGGCCAGAAGCCGATCACGACGACGGCCCTGATGCGCTGCACATGCTGTGGATGTTGTGCGTGTCCCGGGCCGGCGGCATCCCGCGCATCCGCCTTGGAAAGAAGAAGGCCCTATGAACCTCGCCACCCCTTTCAAGTCGCTGCTGCGTCGGCTCTCAGGCCGCCTGGGCACGCCCATGGCACCGCCCGAGACCGACCCGCAGCGCTGGTTCGGCAGCTTGCTGGCGCTGCCCAACCCCGACCCCATCCTGCGCGACATGGGCCAGGCCGAGCGGGTGTACTACAGCATCGCGGCCGATCCGCATGTGCTGGGCGACATCCGCAGCATCCGCGGCAACTTCCGCGGCCACAGCTACCGCCTGAACGTGGGCCGCGACGGCGACAGCAAGAGCGCCGCCGCCTTGGAGCTGTGTCAGCAGTGGATGGACGAACACCAGCCCAACGCGCTGGCCGACTGGCTGGAGGTGATGTGGCAGATGTCGGCCGCGTTCATGACCGGCTACCGGCCGCACGAACTGGTGTGGGAGCTGATCGACGGCAAGTACCTGCCCGCGCAGGTGATCGACCGGCCGGCGCGGCGCTTCAAGTTCGATGCCCACGGCAACCCGCTGCTGGTGAGCGTGGGCAACCTGCTGGGCGAGCCCATCGAAGACCCGTACCTGTTCGTCATCAGCCGGCACATGGCCGATGCCGTCAACCCATACGGCGTGGCGGTGCTGAGCAGCTGTTTCTGGTCGTGGACCTTCAAGACCGGCGGCTGGAAGTACTTCATGAAGTACTGCGAGCGCCACGGCTTGCCATGGCCGGTGGGCCGCTATCCGCTGAGCACCAGCGAGGAGGAGATCGACAAGCTCGAAGCGGCCCTGGCCGGCATGATGGAAGCTGGCTACGTGATCGCGCCTGATGGCACCGGCCTGGAGCTGTTGGTGCCCAACGGCAGCGGTTCCGGCGCCGCGCCGCAGATGCACATGATCGACCTGGCCAACCGCGAGATGAGCAAGGCGCTCACCGGCCAGGCCATGGTGGCCGAGCTGCAGGGGGCCGGTGCGCGCGCCGCCAGCGAGACGGCGCTGAAGCGGCAGGAGAGCATCGACGACTCGGTGCGCGACATCGCGGCGCAGAGCATGGGCCAGATCTTCCGCTGGATCACGCTCTTCAACTTCGGTGATGGCGTGGCGTCGCCCACGCTGGAGTTCTTCAAGCACGAGCCCGGCGGCAAGGACCGCGCCGAGACCTATCAGATCGCCCGCAACGTGGGCGCCAGGCCCAGCCGCAAGGGCATGCTGGCCGAGCTGGGCATCCCGGAGGCCATCGACGACGCGGACGCTCTGCATCCGCAGGCGGCGCCTGCACCCGCCGGCCGCGCCGGTGTAGATCCGGTGCCCGACCCCGCAGCGGCTTTCGCAGCCCTGCGCCAGGTGCCGGGCTTTGAATTCGCGCGCGCCGCGGGCATGACCGAAGACCAGGCGGTGCAGCTCGCATCCGATGCGGCTGACCAGGCGATCGAAGACCACATGATCGCCCCCATCGCACAGATGCTGGCCGAGTTCGAGGCCCAGGGCCGCACGCTCGACGAGTTCCAGGCCGCGCTGGTCGACCTGGTCGGCGACATCGACGACGAAGCCCTGCGCGAGGTGCTTGACCGCGCGCTCACCTACGGCATGTTGCGTGGCGCCGTCACGCGGGCTGCCTGA